TGTATTATATGCTATATTATCAGAATTTTTTAATAAAGACTCAGAACCAATCAATAGGAATTTTTATAATTTTATTGATTTTAGTACACATTGTAATTATTTTTACAAACTAGGTTCTAAAAAAGGTAAATGTTGTGAAAAGGAAATTGTATGTAATGAATTATTTTGCAATGAGCATAAAAATAGTATTTTCATTGATAAGAAAAAGATAATATTAAAAAACATGGATTACTTTAATATATCAAATTACATTACGATAGATGATCATACACATTTGTTACGTACTAAAAGTACATTGATAATATGTCCTAGTCATTTATGTAATCAATGGATAAATGAATATTATACAAAATGCAATGACAAGGTAAAATCTAAAACGCATGTATTATTGATAACAACGTATAATCAATATGCCAATTTAACAGTAAGTGATATTTTATTTTCTGACATTGTGATTATAAGTTATTCCTTTTTAGTAAATAACAAATACACAAGTATAACAAAAAATTACAACGAGTCATTTTACAGTAATGATTTTATAAATACATCAGAATTCCCATTAGATATATTTCATTGGCATAGAATTGTGTTTGAAGAATTTCATGAATTACGTAATATGTCTAATTATAACAATATAAAACGAGTTTGTAAATCATTGAAAAGTACATTTAAATGGAATATATCAGGAACACCATTTGCGAATGGTATAAATGGCTTTTTAGATAGTTTGGAATTAAATACAAATATAAAAATACCTAATTTTGAGAGCAATAGATATGCGCATTTAAATAATCATTTTGACATTAATGATTTAATGGATATTCATAGTATTGGATTAAATGGTCAATGTAATTTAATAAGAAAAACATCATTTTTATTTAGAAGAAATACAAAGGAATCTGTTAAAGATGAATATAAAAGTAATATTGTAATAGATAATTTAAAATTACTTGATTTCACAGATGAAGAGCGAAGTATATATGATAGTCATTTAAATGGATTTAATAATAAATATTCTAAATTTTTAATACAATTATGTTGTCATCCAGAGTTATATTCAGAAACAAAACATTTATTACAAAATTGCAAAACATTATCTGAAATAAGGAATGCTTTGTTAAATCATAATAAGAAAAACTTGAATTATTACAAACAAAAAATAGAATTATTAGAGGATGAGATAAATAAACTCGAAGAAGACGAAAGAACAGATGCAAATGTGATGCGTTTATCTGTATTAAAGCGTAATTTAACAAATGATAAAAAAATGTTTATTAATTTAGAAAAAACATACAATTATTTACAAAATACAATAGATACAATTACAGAACCTGAGAGTTGTCCAATATGTTTAGAAGACATTCATAATATTGCAATCACGTCATGTGGACATAAATTTTGCTGGGAATGTATTGATAATTATACAAAAACATTAACGGTTAAGAAATGTCCATGTTGCAAAACAGAATTTACATCAAAGGATATTTATTTGTTAAAGAAAACTGAGGAAAAAGAGTATATTAATGATGACGATGAATTACAAACAATTATAAATGATACTAAATCAACTAAAATAGGAAACATTATTTATTGGTTAAAACAACAATCTAGTAGCGATAGCAGTAGCGATAGCAGTAACAGTAGCAGTAGCAATGGTAGAACAACATCAAGTAAAATAATAGTATTTAGTCAATGGGATGAAATATTAAATAAAGTAAGTGAATATTTAGAAAAGTATAAAATAAACGTTGTACATTGTAAAGGAAGTGTTTATCAAAAGAAGAAAAGCATTGATTTATTTATAAATTCAGATAAATATAATATTATAATGTTAAGTTCTAGAAATGCAGCTAGTGGAATAAACTTGACAGTTGCTAATAAAATAGTATTTATAGAGCCTGTTTATGGTAACAACGAATACAGAACTAATATAGAAAATCAAGCAATAGGGCGTTGTGCTAGAATTGGAAATAAACAAACTATAAATGTAACAAGATTTATAATTAATAATACGATAGAATCAGATATATATAATAATACGATTGATGATAGTAAGATAAAAATACTACCTCAAAATTAATTAAATAAATAATAAAATTAATTTATTTAATTAGTGATATGGATAACAAAGATGAATTGTGATAATGATTTTGAAGAATTTTTATTAACTAATCTTAATAACAATAGTAATTATTTAAAAATATATAAATTACATACTACTATTAATATGAATAAGTTTTTAAAAATATTAAATATATCCCCATTTTACAAATACAAGGGTGAACAACAATTTCAATCAACATCAACACCGTCAGAAACATCAACAACTACAATTGTACAAAATCAAAAACACAATACAAGTCAATGTCTAGAAAATGAAGGTCCTTCAAATCAATCATTAGAAAAAAAATATCCTACAAGTCCATCTTTTGAAAAAGAATGTCCTATATGTCGTGAGAAAGTTCAAGGTAATGTTTATTTAAGAAAATTAAAATGCAATCACGAATTCCACAAAAAATGCATAGATAAATGGTTATTTACACAATTTAAACAATGTAAAGACGAATATACATGCCCCCTATGCAGACAAAGTATATAAGGAGAACGTCTGCGTTCGACTAACTAAGGAGAACGTCTGCGTTCGACTGCGATAACACACTTATTCTGAACGCGATTTTGCGTTCACGTTATTGAATATATATTTTCGAAATAGTTTCATTTGGTCATCTGTGATTCTGATAGTATTGATTGGATCATTTGTTTTTATTTTTTTAATTAAAAAATAAATGGAATATACTCCACATTCACTATTACCTTTCTGGTGTACATTTTTATTTACATAAACAATAAATTCTTGTGGATTTTTTAAATCTGGTTCTTGTTCTTTAGTGTACTTTCTAATGTATAATTTTATAAACTCGTGGATATATTTATTTGGATCACGTCCAGTGCTATCAAAGTAGTATAATGTATTATTTGTATTATCTATGAATAAACTTGTCCAGTGACTACCACGTTCACCTGTTTTATCAAGGTTAAATACAATTCCTACAGTTTTTGACTCGAATAATTTCGAATAATTTATATTTGTAAATTTATAAAAATCACATGGTTCAGCACCTATATAACAAAAACTAGGATATGTTTTCTCATATTGTTTCATAATGTAATTAATATCCAACGTATTTAGCCATTCTTCTCTACCATTGTAGAATTTAGGTTTAAATGTAAAATATCTCAATTTATCTACTAGTTGTTTATCCTTTATTTTATTTATAAAATCTAAATCAACCCAGCAGTGTTCGTATTTACAAATAGGATTTAATGTATTATATATTTTATCCCATAATTCCTTTAATGTATTATGTGAATTAATTGTAATTAAATTTAATTTTTTTATACATACACTATCACCATTTAATTCATTTTTCGCACATAAATTTTTATTAATTATATATTTATTAAATGCATTTATAATAGATAATAACTCACTTTTAGTAAAACATGTATAATGATTATCTATCGAAAATTTACGTCCACGTGTAACATATGGTGAACATGTACTGTCGTTTATCTCTAATTTAGTAAGGTCTTCAGAGTTCATCTTAATTTAACACAGTAAATAAATTCGTTGAAATTACAAAAAGAATTTAAAAATAAAAAAGTAATAATAATAAATTCACAATGAGTAATGTTATAGTAGACGGATTAAATACAATGAATATTAACAGTGAAGATGAATTAAACAAGACCTTTTTGATTTTTGGAGCAACTGGTATGGATGGATCTACAATGTGTGATCTTTTATTAGAAAAGGGTTACAAAAATATCCATGGAACTATGAGACGTTCAGCAACATTCAATACGCAAAACATAGATCATATTTTTAACAAGATTAAATTACATTATTGTGATCTAACTGATGCTATGAATATTCATAACATTATATCAAGGGTAAAACCTGATTACATTGTTAATTTTGCAGCACAATCACATGTAAAGGTAAGTCATGAATTGGAAAATTATACATTTCAAGTAAATACATTAGGACTTTTAAATATTTTACAAAGTGTACGTTCATTAGGATTAACCCATTCTTGTAAAATTTATCATGCTAGTACATCAGAGATGTTTGGAAATGAAACAGATGGAAGTACTTTCTTAACAGAAGAATCTAAAAGAAGTCCTGTTAGTATTTATGGTATTTCAAAGGTTGCTGCTGAGCATATATGTGATATGTATAAAAATGCCTATGGTATGTTTATTGTTACTTCAACATTATTTAATCATGAAGGTGAGCGTCGTGGTGGTATTTTTATGACACAAAAAATTGCAAATTATGTTGGCAAATACAGTATTGTACAAGCGAATAAGTATAAATTAAATACAGAAGAATCGAGTACAACTATCCAACCATTACAACTTGGTAATTTGAATGCATGTCGTGATATGGGGTATGCAAAAGATTATGTGGAGGCGATTTATTTAATGTTAAAAAGTAAAAACCCTATGAATTATGTTATTGCAACTGGTGAAACACATTCAGTTAGAGAATTTGTAGAATGTTCATTTAAAGAAATTGGTATTAATATAGAATGGTCAGGCGAGGGATTAAATGAAAAGGGTGTTAATAAAGAAACAGGTGAAATTATAGTAGAAGTAAATCCTAAATATTTCAGAGATATCGATATTGAATGTTTAATCGGTGATGCTAGTTTGGCAAAGAAAAATCTTGGTTGGGTACCAAAAACATCATTTAAAGAATTAGTTAAAATAATGATTCAGAATGCTGTTGATAAAAATACAAAGTAACGTAAGTGTGGTGTGAGTGAGTATCATTATCAATTATTCAAAATTTTGACATTAATTTAACCTCTAAGTAATTAGACACTTTTTCTAACAATTTGTTATTTATTGTATATAATCTTAATTATTTAAAAATTAATTAATAACAAATTTCATTTATTTTTCATTCGATGCGTTAAGTATACAAAAATTTTTACCAATATCATTTTAATAGA